TTGTATTCTGACTACTATCTCTATGCGACTCAACGCATCCTGGTATATTAACAATAGGAACACCCACCTGTGTAGACACGGGTTGGTAAATTGGAACTGCTTGTGAAGGTGTCTTTAACCAATCAGGTGTTTCACTAATGAATAAATTACCAACTTGCTTAATTCCAATATCAATATTACCTATTTGGATTTCTGGAATCATTACTCAACCAGAGTGCCATGTTCTCTACGAATGACACGAAGTGCTTCAAGGTTCATATCTTTGGTGCCACCATCATATGCATGAGCATATCCTTCTTCAATCATTTGCTCGTTAAGGGACACGCTGTCGTCCCCAATGTAAAGCCACCCCAGAAGACGACCGTATTTGCCAGTACCGCCAACAAGTTCAGTCCTAACAGACAACTCATCATCACCAGCCAACGTACCTTCGAGTTTCTCTTTGAGCCAGTTGGTTGCGTCGATTCCAAGTGCTTTCTCCTCTAGGTTTTTGGTCCTTTTCTCTGGCGTATCAACTCCAGCAACTCTAACTCTTTCTTTCTTGTATAAATCAAACCCGAGGTCGATAGTAACATCAATAGTATCACCATCAAGGACACGGTTGATCTCCGTCACTCGGAAGTTGTAGCAGGACTTCCTGCTTGGGGGTGTCATCTGTCCCATCTTTTAATTCTGCAAACGCTATCCTTAATATGTATACGATACAATAGAATGCTCCTGCAACTGCAAGTATCACCATAATGATCACTGACCATACAGGATCATTTGGATTATCTAGGGGGCGAAGAAACAGTTCCATCTTTACTATTCACACTAGGGATTAATTGATAAGATAATTTATCTCTCAGTTTATTTACACGTTCTTCATCAAATTGGGAAAATTTTCCTCTCTTCTCTACATGTTTATAATAATGTAAAGCATTTTGGATGATTGTAAAATCTTCCATATCTAATTCAAAATTCATTAGCAATCATTAAATACACTACCAACTGTAGAACCAACAGTAGAACCTACTCTACCACCTAAAAGTGCTACCCAACCAGCCGCCAACCATCCAACATAAGGAATGCCAATTACAGCAGGAACACCAACACCAGCAGCAATACTAGTTCCTGCCATTGCACCTTGTGACCGTGCTCCAGCGTCCGCCACGATACACTCTATTTCTTTTGCAGACTTTCCCTCGCCGTCTACAGCACCTCCTAGATTTCTAGTGCCGTCCATAGTGTATTGATCTCTGCGCCACTCACGGCGACTTTCGTTACCACCACCAAACAATCCTCTCTTCTCTTTATCTAATGATAGAGATTTCTGTGACTCAAGAACAGCAGGATCGTTTGCTTTATATTCTATACTATAACCTTCTTTATCTGCCTCAATCTTGTATGAGGAATAATCTCCCCTCGGAAAATTAATAACTGGTGCTTCTGGCACTCTGGTTGCTTTAATGATGTGTCCCAGAACACCGATATGTGCTACGGCAACAACACCACCAACTCCTAATGCAGTCCATTTAAAGAAGGTCATAAGATTACATCTGATAAGGTTTTTCTGTTGAAGCAAATCCAATTTGGATTGGTGCTTGTTCGATACGAATAGTTTGTGCAGGTGCAGTTTGTGCTGCTGCAGCAATCAATCTTTCCATATCTGCTTTACTAATACCACCACCATTGCCATTACTTTCTCCTGCTTTCTTTGCTGCCTGAACACCAAAAGTCGCAAGCACCCCAGTAAAGACACTCGCGATAAAAGTAGGATCTAGTTTTTGTTCAGGAATTCCAAGTGCTGGTGGAAGTTTGATGTATGCCAACGTGAGTATTCCGCCAGACCAAACAAGGATGCCGAGCCTAACAAAAGTAGACAGAATAGCAAGCTGCTCTTCTTTATCATCTGCAGCTGCCTTTATCTTTCCCAGAAGACCTTTCTTCTTGGGATCTTCTTTCTTGACTTCCTCTGGCATTCCATATGGAGCAACGCATCTCTATTTAGAAATATAACCTTCTTTAACTAGATACTCTCTAGTTAAAGGAGTTGGTTCATATTCAGTCCACATTTGACCAGCAGCACAAGCATTCAATGCATTCATAGTCATACCTTCTGTCTTACCTGCCCACATTGCTTCCTTCTCCCACGGAATTGCTCCTGGTTGCAATGCATATGTCCTACGTACCATCTCTTGCCACATCTCAGGAACACTTTCCTCCGGTAAGATAATAGCAATCAAACTATTATCAATCGTTCCTGCCATACAATCCTGTGCAGCGTGCCATCCTTCATGACGCATCACACTCATTAAAACATGAGGGCGACTCATGAATGTCTTATTTAAATAGAAGTTATTACTTACAGTATGATAGACACCACGATTTCCTACTGGAAAATACTTTTCGTCAGCAAGATATACACCCACACCAACTTCACTTAGTGAAGAGAGCATATGATTGAACTCTTGTGCCACTGAAGTAAATGCTTCAGGGTTATCATAATTTGAAGAAACATCTAACAAAGAATTTACTTCAGTCACATCATCGGTGCATTCTCGAAGAAGCATACAACCCATAGAATGACTAGAATAATAATGTTCTTTTCTAATAGGGTCTGCCATTGCAGGAGCAGCAAGACATGCTGCCATCAAGGCCATAATAAGTTTTTTCATATCAGAAAGGTAGAGCGGGTCCGGTAGTTGTGGGAAGTGGTAGAGCACCACCAGTAGTATCAGGAAGTTCTGGCAGTGCAGAATCCATCATTCCAGGTAGAGCACTAGTAATCGCTTCTGCTGCTGCTTTAGCAACATTCTCTTTTACTTGTTCGACAATAGCATCACGACGGAGATAAACAACTGTTCCTCCACCGATGATACCTGCAGTTCCTACAAATGATAGGACTGCTAAAACATTAATTACTTTTTGCATAATAAGCCTCGTAGTATTTGGCAATGCCGTTGCAATTTACATTACCTTGAGATACCCAGTCGTGAGCACACTCGTATATAGATTGATTAGCATACTTCGATTTTCTTGTGTTGTCAAGTTCAGTGCCATACCTACTTAACAAAATAAGAAGAGCTTGTTCTCTGAGTTTGAGTTTCTCTTTACTATATCTCCAATCATCAACCATGAATATTCTCCGATCCTCCTTGGAAGTTTTCTGATCCACCAACTGGGTCTAACTGAGTTGTAGTCTTTCCACACCTGGTTGCCATATCATACATCACTTCATGGATGTTGTCAGGTTCTTTGGGGTCTTGCCATTCAGGACGCAACCACCACCCATCATGGGGATCGTCATTGATGTGTTCATACTCCAGTTGTTTTTCTGATTTCACGGGTTCTCCAAACCAAGGATCATTTTTTAAAACTTTTGGTGCAGGTATTCCTATGAAACCATACCCTTGAGTAAGGTGTCCTGGTCCACATTCAAATAGAGGTGCTTCTAAGTCATCAATGGTACATCTAACTTCTTTCTGTTTAGTAAATCCAAGAATACCTTTGAGAGTTTTAGTGAGGTTGGTGCCAATCATACCAATACGAGTTTGTTAGAGTAGTTATAAGCATAGATTTCACGGTTCCCTTTAATCCCCCAACCCAACCAATAATAGGCAGGAACCATATACTGAGAGATACTTTGTCCATTACCTTCAAAGTCTGGAAGGACTTTTTGGAAGATAGGTTCATTAATCATATAACGTGTCTGACACTCAAGAGTGCTAGGGTCACAATCATACTTATCAGAGAAATACCTCAACCCCAAATAACGGTGTGTAGAGGTCCACTGAATGAGTCCGTACCCACCCCTATGGCAATCATCGTAAAGAACTCTAGCACCTCCCTCGCAAATGTTGGAATGGAACTTGCTTTCTTGTTTAATGTTACCCAGGATCGTTGCCAAGGCATTTGGATCTGTGATTCTTGTTTTGTCTTGTAGTTGTTCAAGGACATACTTTTCTTCTGGTGAGCATTCAGGACACTGCCAGGAGGGTTCGTGTGGAACTACAGGGATGCTGACAACATCTTCTTTAATTGTAATTGGTGCGGATTTAGAGGCACAGGATGCACCAAGAATCCCTAATGCAAATAAGGCAGCTAAACGGCGGAACATTAAAAAAGGAGCGTATTGCCCCTTCATTATAGTTTATTCGGTTTTGCCTGTCAAGGTGACGGTGCGTAAACTGGTTGCATCAGTCCACCACCTGGTCCGTCATTGTCATCATCAATGTTTTCTTGGGATAAACTCCAAAGGATAAATCCCATAACCATTGTTGCTGATAGCAATAACATTCACCATACTCCCGGAATGATTTGTCCTGTGACTGCATAACTACCCATTGCGGCAATGACTCCGATCATTGCTGCCCAACCATTAATCCGTTCTGCGTTTTCGTTCATTTGTTTGCTCCTGTGTTTTGTTTGTAATAATTACTTTGCTACCATCGTGACTGAACATCAGTTCATCATCACAGTCCCAACAAAGTTCTTCAAATAAGGCGTTGAGTTTCTCCATGTCATCATAGAGAGCATTGGGATCAGGCATAATAGATTAGAAGATATCTTATCTATTCTCCTTCACTCAATACAAAATAGAATTTGCTTTGATCTACTGGTGCATTCTCATAAGATGAAATGTCACCATACTGTTTGTGGTCTTTGTAACCTACCATGCGACCCTTCGTATTTTGAAGAGCAGACATGAAGACTACGAAAAAGAATACTGCTGGCGCACCGACAAGCAGTGCTCCTCCAATTACATAATAAGTCAGAATTTCAAGTAGAGAGTTTTCCATCAGTAGGTTTCTGAAAGTTGTTCCACAGTATAACCGAGCAGACAGAAAAAAGCAACTGTCGTGACGGTGAAAATAACTTCAGTCATCAGAATCCGAAGACACCAAAGAAAAATACACTACCGGAAGTAGCATAAGAGATAACAGCAGCAACAAATCCAAGCATAGCAGTGCGTCCATTCAATTTCTCCGCCCTTTCGGCATATGACTCATATCCATAACGCTCAGCATCGGTCTGAGAGACATACATCTGGGGTTCTTTAGCGAACAGATTCTGTTGTCCGCGATCGTTCGTTGTTACAGTCATGTTACACTCCGTTATAAATCTTTACATATTATATAGGAAACATAAAGTTTTGTCAAGTCAGTAGTCATCGTTTCTGCCATACCTGGTACAGGTCTTTTTATTTTCTGCTGATGATCTACACCACTGTCTCACATAACTATCTGCATCCTGCTCCATAGAGAAGTGGGCATGGTTATGCAGTGTCCCTATCAGTGCTATCGTTCCCAGCAACATAAGGGAGGTCAGTGTCCCTGGATTCGTTATGAAAGTTATGAGATACTTTTTCATAAAAAAAGGGGATGCCGTCGCACCCCCAGTATAACATCTAGATGTTTATGTGTCTATATGAACGATCAGAAGTTGTACTTGACGCCCAACTTACCACCCAGACCGAAGTCATCATCGTCTTCAGCGGTCAGGAAGGAGAGCTCACCATAGACTCCGAGGGCATCGGAAACGGGGACGCCAACACCTGCTTTACCAGAGAACTGGGTGTCAGTTTCTTCACCGTCAACAGCGACGATGGCAGGACCAGCCTGGACGTAGTAAGAAGCAGCACCTGCTTCTCCTTCAAAACCTACGTGAAGGTCTGTCGTGGCAGAAGTGTAGTCATCGCCAACCCAACCAGCATTGGTTTCGACGTTGACGTAGGGACCTGCAAGGGCAGCGCCAGCAGAAGCGAACAGAGCAGCGGAAGCTGCGAATACAGATTTAAACATTTGTTTTACCTTTAGTTACTTGCGGAATGGATACCCGCAGATGAATAGGGACTCGACTGTCCCGTGTTATGAATACCCTTTGTTATTTTATGACAAAAGGTTAAGTATTTATACTACTCGAAGTTTCGTAGTATGTCAAGTGGGTGGGGTTTCACTACCTTGTTGTTGTGAGTGATGGGTAACCCTACCCAAATATGGGTCATAGTTCATCCAGTCTCCAATATTAACACTGGCACCTTGTTGTTGCCAATAGTTTGTGAGAGCAGCATGAGGACCCTGATGAAAGACCCCAATATGTTCTTGATGAATCGTAGAACCGAATTCCAGATTATACAAGAACAATGGAATGGTATAAGTCTTTCCAGTTTCCAAAATTACATCTTCGGAAACTGCTCTGGGAACGACTCCGTTATCCAGTTTGTATTTGTCACCACGGATGTGATGCTTGATTATTTTAGCAGCATGGTGGCGAGAAATCAAGTAGGCAGCAGCAGAAAAATCATTGATAAATTTCAGATGCAGTTTAACGTGAATGTCTCCCGTTGTGATCGTGGTCATCTGAACACAGTCCCAGTCATAGGGAAGGTATCCAATAAACTCACGCCAAGTGAAATTCCAATACTTCACTGTGAAGAAGTCTACATCATCTTCAAGAATCATGCAATACTCATCATCAGTCTCCTCATAGAAGTGCTTAATTGCCTTGAGATGCGACATACAACATCCCAACTCAGCAGGACTGACGTTATCAGGAACCTTACCCTTCAGATGCTCAGAAGGATCATCCTCCCTAGCATCGTATCCAGCAATTCTAGTATGGGTTTTAATATCCCAATACTTAAACTGCTCCTCCATGAAGAATCTCCGATTCTCATCGGCATCTAGATTCAACCAATAGATTGCGGGGAGTCCTTCTAGTTTATGGGTGGACTTATTCTTGTCCATCTTACTAAATTCGTGTCCATCCATCGGGCGTTACGTCTTTTGTATCGTGAATTTTTGTATAACCCTCAGCACCAAACCACTGACGGGGAGCAATTACTTTCTTATCTACATTAGCAGAGAGCCATGCCCCCCACCAAGAGAAAGTAGAATTAGCAATGATGAAATCCTCACAAAGAGACATCAAACACAGGTCAAGACGATTGTCTTCGTTCTCAGAAATCATAAAATTATTTCCTGAGAAGAGTTCTTGCTCACTACACCATGCAGGATCATCAGAGAAAACAATCACATTACGATATACCTCAAAGTTCGACAATGCTTTCTTGTAATAATCAAGAGTACATGGAGGATGATTAGCAGAGTTAGTCACATAATCAGTGCGGCGAACGTGCAATGCAATGGGATTCTCTACATCCTCCATCATTTCCTTACAAGGATTCAAAATCGCATCCTTAAAGGTAAAGTCTTGACGAATCTCATCTTCAATGTGCTTGAAGTATTTTTCTGTCTGGAAGTATCCCTGCAAAACTACATCATCAGGACACTGGTCAAACAACTCCTTGTCAAAGTGAAAGTGTCTTTCAGCAAGAGTAGGTGCCTCATATATTCCAGTCCTAACTTTCAGATCGAAAGAGTCAAATAACTCTGTCCGAAGCATGTTTCCAATACCATCATCCATAAAGTTAGTATGATATGAAATCATATAATCATATCCATGATGCCTAGCAATGCCCTTTAGAGAGGCATACTGGAACATCTGATTGGCAAGTCTGCCCATTCGTCCAAGATTATTAAATCCAATCATTCGACTTTTGCTTTCTGAGTTTTAAGGTACTCCTGTGCATCATAATAGTCGGAAAGTTCTTGAGTGTCAAACTTAAGAATCATCTCATACAGGTTTTTATTGTTTTCAATATATGGGTTGGTAAACCAGGAGTTAGGAGTTCTCTCATGCTCCATATGATAGACGTTTCCATCATATCTACCAACATTATATCCAAGGAGTTTGAATCGATGATACCTTTCATTATCTTCATACCCGTAGGCAATGAAGTTCTCATTCTCTAGACCACCTTGAATATATTTTTTAGTAGAATAGAACTGACAGAATCCATACTTAGCATCATATACTTTAGATTGCTCTAAAAGAATACTCAGATCGTAATCGTTGTTAATGAACCTAGAGACTAAATCATCGTCAGTGAAGATCTGATATTGCCAATTACCATCACCATAAGGATAGACCATATCATAGGTGCCATCCAAGATCATCTCTTCACATTTTTGGTAGGATTCAAGGGGGAGAAGAATGTCACAGTCATAATTAACGACAACAGGAGTCTTTGTCATCATCACCATATCATTGAGAAGTCTAGTTCTATGGAAGAACTGATCATTGTTCTTCTCAAAGACATGAATCAATCGCTTACACTTCTCTTCACCTACACACTCTTTAATTTGAGATAGTGCAGATGCCTCAAAAGCAGACTCCGAGTCTGACTCTTTGATAATAAGAGTGCAGTCAGTATTATCAAGAAGATATATCGAACTGACCACCACGTTTCGCAATCGATCAAAAGATTCGATTCGTAGTGGCACGATAAAGGTAGTATTACTCAGCATAGTCTCTTGTCTCCTTGTGCTTTTCAGTTACGTATTCTAACTCCTTAGCGTTTGCTTGCCAAGACCCATCAGGGTGTTCGCAGATAATATCTAGTTCCAAATTAGATGAAACTCTATAATCCCCTTCTCTACTACAAACACAGATGTCATCAATAATATCAGGCATACCATGAAAATATCTCATCCTATGATAGAAC